GGCGGCGTGCGGATGGAGTGGACGGATCGGGATTTCCTGATTCGGGCTGATCTGCTCGTGATCGCGGGGAACCGGATCACGCCGGAACGCGGCGACACCGTGGTCGACGACGGCAAGGTCTACGAGGTGATGGCCCCGGCCGGTGAGCCGCCGTGGCGGGTCTCCGACCCGTTCGGGCACATGCTGCGGATTCACGCGAAGTTCGTGGGGAGCGTTTGATGGCCACGATCATCGACATCGCCAATGCAGTCGTGGCCACGCTCAACGCGGGCACCTTCAGCCAGGCGTTCACGGCCGAGCGGCACTACCTGCCGCGTTACGAGTTGCCCGATCTGGCCACCCTCCGCGTGAGCGTGGTGCCGAAGGGGATTGCCAGCGAGGCCTTGGATCGCAACCGCGACCGAGTCGATTACCGCATCGACGTGGCGGTGCAGCATAAGGCGGGCGTCGAACTCGCCACGCTCGATGGCTTGATGACGCTGGCCGAGGAGATCGGCGATTACCTGCAAGGCACTCCGCTCGTGGGTTACCCGCAGGCCCGCTGCGTCGACATGGTTCACGAGCCGATCTACGCTCCGGAACATCTCGACGAGTTCCGGGCGTTCACGAGCGTGATGACCTTCACCTACCGGATGTGGAGGTGACGCATGATCGGCATGAGTTTCGAGGCCGCCAAGCGCGGCTTCTTCGACCGGGCGGCGGTGCAGCAGCAGGTCGACAAGACCACGCGGAAGGTCTTCTCGAAGTTCGGGGCCTTCGTCCGCCAGCGGGCCAAGACCTCGATCCGGAAGAAGAAGGGGACGAGTCCGCCCGGCGGCCCGCCCCACTCGCACGTGGGCTTGCTGCGGAAGCTGATCTTCTTCGCCTACGACGCCAACCGGAAGTCGGTGGTGATCGGGCCAACGCTGACGAAGGAAGGTTCCGCCGCCCCGCGTCTGCTCGAACACGGCGGCGACGGCACCGTGGAAACGAAACAAGGGCCGAAGCCCGCCCGCTATAGGCCCCGGCCCTTCATGGGGCCGGCGTTCGCGGCGGAACAGCCGAAGCTGCCGGGGATGTGGAAAGACTCGATCCGATAGGAGACTCCGATGGCCGTGAAACTCGGGCTCGACGCCAAACTCTACCGCAACACCGGCACGCACGCCGCGCCCACCTGGAACGAGATCGTCAACGTCCGCGACGTGACCCTCTCGCTCGAAGCGGGCGAAGCTGACGTGACCACGCGCGGCAACAACGGCTGGCGGGCCACGGTCGCCACGCTCAAGGACGCCTCGGTCGAGTTCGACATGGTGTGGGACACCGAGGACACCGACTTCGCCGCGATCCGCGATGCCTTCCTGAACCGGACGGCGATTCAGTTCGCCGTGATGGATGGCGACATCGCCACGGCCGGTTCTCAAGGACTGAAAGCCTACTGCGCCATCACCGCCTTCAGCCGCAACGAAGCCCTCGAAGAAGCCATCACCGTCAGCGTCACCATCAAACCCACCTACCGCACCGTCCCGGCCGAAGCCCCGTCCTGGCTGGTCGTGCCGTAATCCCAAGCTCCGTTCCTTCCTCAGGAGAGTTCCATGCGATGGATTTCTGTCTTCGTCTGCGCGCTCTGTTCCACCGTGGCCTTCGCGCAGTCGCCGCCAGCGGTGCGCATTGCCGGGGCCACCAACTACGCGCCGCACTCGCTCGTGAAGTTGAAAGCCGAAGGTGTCGACGCCAAGGCGGGCCTGCTCTGGCGGGTCTATCCCTCGGCCAACGTCCAGCGGGCCACCAACCCGCGGGGCGTCTTCGAGTTCGCGGCTCCGCCTGGGACTTACGAAGTCGAGTTGCTCGCCATCACCGCGGGCCCCGGGGGCGATCTCGTCATCGACGAAGCCCGGCAAACGATCATCATCGGCCCGGCGACGCCCGACCCGAAGCCGATCCCGCCGCCGCCGAATCCTGACAACGCGAAGCCCGATCCGGCCAAAGCGCTCGGCAAGATCCGCTTCGGTAGCGCCGGCTGTACGGCGACGGTGATCGGGCCACGCCGGCCCGACGGCAAGTGGGACGTGTTGACCGCCGCCCACTGCGTGTCGGGCGAAGGGCAACGCGGCACGTTGACGCTGAAAGACGGGCGAACCCTCGGCATCAAGGTCGTGGCCCATCACAAGACGCCCGACCTGGCCTGGTGCGTCACCGAAGAAGCAATTACCGAGATGCCGTTCGCCGTGCTTGCGGAAAAGAACCCCGAGGTCGGCACGGCGATCTGGCACATGGGCTACGGCGTCGACAAGCCCGGCAACCGCGAGGACGGCTCGATCACCGCCGCCGAGAACGGCGACGGGCAACTGCGGATGAGCCTGAGCGTTTCCTCGGGCGATTCGGGCGGCGGCATCTTCCGCACGGATACCAACGAACTCGTTTCGGTCGTCTGCTGCACGAGCGGCATGGCCCAGAAGGTGTCGATGTGGGGCGGCTCGACGGAACAAGCCCGGAAGACCCGTCCGCGTGTTCTGGAAACCGACGACCCCTGGACGCCTCTGCCCATCCCGCTCTGTACCAACGGCAAGCGCGACACCGCCGACGAGTGGAAGCCGCTGCCGATCCCGATCCGCGTCGCCAAGTCCCAGTAACTGCTCAATCACCGGAGGCCCTCATGCACAGCTTTGTCGATAACGCCGGGCGAACCTGGGTGATCGCCATCAACGTGGCCGTCGTGAAGCGGGTCCGCGGGTTGGTCGGCGTCGATCTCTACTCGCTGATCGACGACGGCTTCAAGCCGCTCGGGGCGCTCGTCGCCGATCCGGTGAAGCTCGCCGACGTGCTCTACTGCCTCTGCAAGGAGGAAGCGGATGCGAAGCAAATCACCGATGAAGACTTCGGTCGGGCGCTCGCCGGCGATGCGATCACGCTCGCGGCTGATGCCTTCGTCGAGGAGTTGATCGATTTTTTCCCCGACGCCCGGACGCGGGAGAGCCTTCGCAAAGTGGTGGCGGCCGGGCGGAAAGTACGGGGAACGCTGCTCGATCACGCCGAGACGGTGATCGCCGGGATCGATCCCGAGGCGGAAGCGAAGAAGTGGATCGCTTCACTTGCGAACTCGCCGGCGTCCTCGGGCTCGACCCCGGCTGTTTCACCCTCCGCGAACTCTTCGTGATGGCGGAAGCCCGCAGCCGGGCGCTGTGGAATCACACGGCGTCGGTGCTGGCCCTGCTCGCCAACGCTCACCGCGACCCCAAGAAAACCCGCCCCTTCACGCCGGCCGACTTCCACCCTCACCACCGGCGGAAGCCTGCGCCGGCCGCGAAGGTCGGCATCACCGCCTTGAAGTCCGTCTTCGTCGACCGACCACCGGGAGGGCAATAACGGATGGCAGCGGCCCAGGGAATTCGTGCCGGCGCAGCCTACGTCGAGTTGTTCGTCAAGGACAACCGGTTGGTGCGGGGCCTCGCCGCCGCGTCGGCCAAGCTCAAGGCCTTCGGCGCGGGCATCACCGGCATCGGCACCCAGTTGCTCGGCGTCGGCACCGCCCTGGCCACGCCGTTCGCGCTGGCCGCCAAGCTCTTTGCCGACATGGGCAGCGACCTGGTCGACATGAGCCAGCGGACAGGAGTGAGTGTCGAGGCGCTGTCGGAGTTGGGGTTCGCGGCCGAGCAGTCGGGCGCGGACATGGAAACGCTCGAAGCCGGCCTGCGGAAGATGCAGAAGGTCGTGGTCGAAGCCGCCGGCGGCTCGAAGGAAGCGCAAGCGGCGCTGGGCAAGTTGGGCTTGGCGGTCGGCGACCTCAAGGCGCTGACGCCCGACGACATGTTCAAACTCATTGCCGAGAAGCTCTCGAAGATTGAGAACCCGGCGCTGCGAGCCGCCCTGGCGATGGACATCTTCGGCAAGTCAGGCACGAAGCTCCTGCCGCTCATGATCGACGGGGCCGAGGGGATCGAGAAGCTCCAGGAGAAGGCCCGCAAGCTCGGCCTTACCATTTCGACCGAAGACGCGGCCGCCGCCGAGGAGTTCGGCGACACGCTCGACGTGCTCTGGAAGGTGGTGAAACGCGGCGTCTTCTCGGTCGGTGCGGCGCTCGTGCCGTCGCTCATGGAATTGGCGCAGTGGATCATCACGACCACGAAAGAGGTATCCGCCTGGATCGACCGAAACCGGGGACTGGTGGTTTCGGTCGCAAAGATCACCTTCGTGGTGCTCGGGATCGGTGCGGCTCTTGTCGCTCTCGGCGTAGCGGTGAGCGCGGTGGGCTTCGCGCTCTCGGGACTTGTGAGCATCTTCTCGCTGGTCAGTTCCGCCATCGGCGTGGTCGGCACCGTGATCGGGGCGCTACTCTCGCCCATTGGCCTCGTCGTCGCGGCACTCGTCGGCTTGGGCTACCTCTTCGCCACGGAGACGGAAGCCGGCAAGCGGATGACCGATGAGTTGAAAGCGGGATTTGTCAGCTTCGCGGAGACCGCCAAGACCGCCTGGGGCGGGATTGTCGATGCCATTCAGGCCGGTGACATCGGCCTGGCCGCCAAGATTGCGCTGGCGGCCGTGAGCCTGGAATGGGCCAAGGCGGTGCTCTGGTGGACGGAGAAGTGGAACGCCTTCAAGGGCATCTTCGTCGATGGCTGGCACGACGCCGTGGCCGGGTTGAAGCTCATGTTCTGGGACTTCACCGCCTGGATCGCCCGTACCTTCTCGGCCGCCATCGAGAAGCTCGTGCAGGCCACGGCGTGGATCGCAGACAAGATCGGCCTCGACGACTTCGCCAAGGGCCTCCGCGAGAACTTCGACTTCTCCGACGCCAACATCAACCGCAACCGCGACCGGATCAAAGGAGAGATTCTCGACGACCGCCAGCGCCGGCAGCGTGAGGCGGACGCCGCCCGCAAGGCGGATGCCGCCGGCGCGATGGACGACGTGCGCAAGGCGGCCGAGGAGTTGAAGGACGCCGTCGATGAAGCCGGGCGGAAGCGGGCGGCACTCCAAGACAAGGTGCCGGAGAAGGCCAAGTCAGGGTCGATGTCGGAACTCGACGAGGTGGTCGACCTGGCCCGGAAGGTCGACATCCAGGGCACCTTCAACGCCGCCGCCGTCCGCGGGCTCGGCGCAGAATCGCTCAACGAGCGCACCGCGCGTGCGGTCGATCAGATCAACGAGAACGTCAAGAAGATCGCCGCCGAGGCCATGCACGGCGGACTGGCCTTCGCGTAAGGGAGGGGATCGTGGCCGCAATCATCGTCGAGACATTCGAGAGCGGTGGAGCGACCGTCGGGCCGGACAGCCCCGGCGTCGACCTGAAGTTCGCCGTCCTCGGCACCGAGATCGACATCGAGGTGCGGGCGCTCGTCGAAGGCACGATCCCGGCCATCTTCCGGGGGATGGTCTTCAAGAACTACCGCATCGACCACAAAGGCGGCGGCGTCTGGGACGTGTCGGTGCGCTACGGGCAGGACGACACCGAATCCGACGAGGCCGATCCCGGCGGCCCGCCCGCGCAGCCCGGCGACCAACTCGGGCCGAGTTACACCTTCGAGACCTCGGGCGGCACGCAGCACATTACGCAGTCGTTGGAAACGATCTCCAAGCACGGCAAGCCCGGCGTGAATCCGCCCGACTTCAAAGGGGCTATCGGCGTTTCGGCGGATTCCGTGGAAGGCACCGACATCACCGTGCCGGTCTTCCGCTTCTCGGAAACCTACTCGATCCCGGTGCCGTTCATCACCCACGCCTACAAGCTCCAAGTCTTCGACCTCACGGGCAAGGTAAACAACGCTGCGTTCAAGGGCTTCGCCATCGGCGAGGTTTTGTTCCTCGGTGCGTCGGGTTCGCGGCGCGGACTGGAGAAGTGGGAGATCACCTACCAGTTCGCCGCCAGCAAGAACGCGGTCAACCTCAAGGTCGGCGACATCCAGAACATCAACAAGAAGGGCTGGGAATACCTCTGGGTGCGGTACGGCGACGTGGAAGACCAGAAGGTACTCATCAAACAGCCCGAAGCCGCTTACGTGGAGCGCGTGTACGAACCGGGCAACTTCGCCCTCCTCGGGATCGGAGTCTGACATGCCCGGCGACCCGTTCCAACCCGTGATGACCGGCGAAAAGCTGGAGATCCCCGCGCCGGCCTACAACGCCTTCCTCGACGCAGCGCGCTTCGTGCGTGGCAAGCTCCGCGAGGCCGACCGCGACGACGAACCGGAGTTTCGCCAGACGGGGATTGTAAAGGTCCGCAACGATTCCGGCGGCGACCGCGACCGCTTCGACGTGCTCGGCATCGGCGGGCCGGTGGTGGAACCTGCCGACGACCTGCAGCAATTCCAAAACCGAGTGCTGCTGTCGGGCACGTCGCCGTATTCATCGTTCCGCGGGCGGTTCGTGATCCTGCTCGAACCCTTGCGTTCAGGAAGCATCGGGCGGGCGGTGATCAGCGGCGTCACCGTCGGTCGCGTCTGGATCGATCCCGAAGATCCCGATCTTTGCTGCGCCGACGTCCGCGACGGCGATCCTTCGTGCTTGGAGATCAATGAAGAAGGCGCAGCGCAGGTGCTCTGGCGCGAGCCAGGGTACGGCAAGAAGTGGGCCGTCTTCCGTATCGGCCACGTCTGCCCGTGCCAGTATTCGTCGTCGTCGTCGAGCAGCAGCAGTTCCTCATCGTCGAGCAGTTCCTCGTCGAGCAGCAGTTCGAGCGGCCCCGGTTCGGGAATCGAACTCCGCGAAACCGACGTTCGCTGCGAATCGGGGAAGCTGAATGTCTACGTCCGCACCGTGACTTTGCGGATCACCGACGGCACGCTCGAAAAGGAAACCGGCGATTGGATGCTCGATCACCAGGCCGGCTGTTGCTGCTGTGAGAACTGCGACAGCAGTTCGTCGAGTTCGAGCAGCAGTTCGTCGTCGGGGAGTTCTTCCTCGTCCAGCGACTCCAGTTCGTCGGGGAGCAGTTCGAGCAGCGGGTCGAGTTCCTCGGGGAGCAGCAGTTCCTCGGGATCGTCGAGCAGCGGGCCATCGTCGAGCAGTTTCTCGGCCCCCGATTCGTCGAGTAGTTCCTCATCGAGCGGGCCGAGTTCTTCAAGCTCCTCGTCGAGCGGGTCATCATCGTCCGGCCCTTCGTCCTCATCGAGCGGGCCATCGTCGTCCGGTTCGTCATCGTCGTCGAGTGGGCCATCGTCTTCGGGAAGCAGTTCGAGTTCGTCTTCCAGCGGATCGAGTTCGAGCAGCGGTTCCTCGGCTCCGGATTCCTCATCGAGTGGGATCGACAAGGAACCGCTACCGCCGGTGTTCTCTTCCTCGAATGCGGGAGGCTGATCGATGCGCGTCTATCTCATCGGCTATCCCGGCGACATGGGCGGGGCCAACACCGAAGCCTGGCACACGGTCAAGCTTTGGCGACGGGCCGGCCTCGACGTTCACTTGGTTCCCACTTGGGGCGGCGACGACCGCTGGCAGGCCAAGCTCGACGCCCTCGGCTGTACGACGCACCGGACGCAGCCCGACCGGATCGAGTGCGTTCCCGGATTGGTCGGTTCGCCGGTCGTCAGCTTCTGCAACGCGGAGTTCCTCGTTCACGCCCACCGGTTTCGGGCGCTCGGCTGCCCGCTCGTCTGGGTCAACTGCATGACTTTCCTCTTCGAGCGGGAGATTCGCTTCTACACCGAGCACGGCCCCTTCGATGCCCAGGTCTTTCAATCCGAGTTCCAGCGAAACGCCCTCGTACCGCAGTTGGCTCGACATGGCTACGACCCTGCGACCGGGCATCTCATTCGCGGGGCGTTCGATCTCGGCGAGTGGGAGTTTCGACCGCGTCCGCACGGCAAAGACCAACCGTTCATCGTCGGGCGCATGGCCCGGCCCGACGCGGACAAGTGGTCGTCGAACACCTGGGCCATCTACGGCCGCATCCAATATCGCGGCCGGCGGGCGCTGATGCTCGGGATGAACGAGAAGACTCACGCCAAGCTCGGCAAAGCCCCCGACTGGGCCGAGTGCCTGAAGCCAATGGCCGTGCCGGTTGCTGAGTACCTGTCGAAACTCCACTGCCTGCTGCCGGTCAACGGCGGTGCCCGCGAGAATTGGCCCCGCGCCGGCCTCGAAGCGATGGTCGCCGGCGTGCCGATCGTCACCCAGAACGATTGGGGATGGCGCGAGATGATTGACCACGGCGTCACCGGCTTTCTCGGTTCATGCGACGAGGAACTGGCCCACTACGCCGCCACACTCGCCTACGACGAGGAACTCCGGTTGCGCGTTGTTCACGCCGCCCGCGCGAGGCTGGAACGGGAGTTCGCCAACCCGGACGTGCTCGCGAGCGCTTGGCTGCGCCTGTTCGATTCCGCCACCACGGCGCGGAGGGTTGCGGCATGAAACTCCTGAAACGCGGCGTCGTCGGCACCAACGTTCACCGCAGCGGCTGGCCCTGCGTGATGCAATCGCTGCGGACCGTGGCGACAGGCACGGGCGTGCTGCTCGACGACTTCGCCGACGCCAGCTTCTCGTATCAGTCGTTGAAGCAACCCCACGGCGAACCGTGGGTCGGCATCTTCCACCACCCGGTGCTCGTCAACAGCCCGCTGGCCGGCGACCGCAAACACGCCCTGCGGCACATCGAAGGCCATCGGCACTGGGCCGCATCGCGGAAACATCTTCGCGGGGCCATCGCCCTCTGCGAGGAAGTAGCGGCCGGTCTGCGGGATTGGCTCAAGGTGCCAGCGCTCGCGGTGCCGCATCCCACCGATATGAACGTCCCACGCTGGCGTTCCGAGCCTGCCCTCGCGGAACGACGGCTGGTGCAGGCCGGCTTCTGCCTGCGGAACACGCAGGTGATCTTCCAGGTCGCACCTGCCGGTTGGCACCGCGTTCAATTATTCGGGGCCAGTCCGTGGTATCGGTCGCGGGACGAGGCGTTGCGCGCCCGGCGCGTCCGACCCGACCTGGATCGCCCGAGCGTGGAAGTGCTCGGCCGCCTCGATGACGCCACCTACGACGAGTTGTTGGCCACGAGCGTGGTGATCACGGAACTCTACGGGGCCGCCGCCAACAATCTCGTTGTTGAGTGCCTGGCCCGCGGAACGCCGATTCTCGTGAACCGGCTGCCGGCCGTCGAGGAGTACCTCGGGCGGGACTACCCGCTCTTTTACTCCGACCTGAACGAGATCGCGTCGCTTCTGGAACCCGCACGATTGATCGCAGCGAACGAGTACCTGCTCGGGCGGGCCGCTTTCCTGCCCACGTTCGACGGGTTCGCCCGGCAGGTGATGGCCTTTGTCGATTCGGTGGGGGCTACATGA